GTCTATTTGACAATGACGAAGAAATGGCTTTAAACTTAGGATTCACAGGATTCAGAAGAGGTTACGACTTCTACAAAACTGACTGGAAATACCTAAATGACCCTACAATGAGAGGTGGACTACCAACTGGTGCTGGTTCAGGTAAAATCAATGGACTATTAGTTCCAGCTGGTTCAACAAGTGTTTATGACCAAATTCTTGGTAAAAACGCTAAGAGACCTTTCTTACATGTTAGATATAGAGCTTCAGAAACTGAAGACAGAAGATATAAGACTTGGATTACTGGCTCTGCTGGTGGTGCTGCAACGTCGGATATTGATAACATGCAAGTAAACTTCTTGAGTGAGAGAGCTGTATGTACTTTAGGTGCAAACAACTTCTTCTTATTTCAAGACTAGTAATTAAATATTAGGGGCGTAGCAATGCGCCCCTTTTTTAAATAATAAAATTAAATTAAATCAAATGAAAAAAGAAAAGACAAGTCCTAAAATGGACACAGTAAAAATTACTCCCAAAAAATCTACACCAAAATTCGTAGATAAACAATATAAACTTACAAGAGAAACAGCTCCCTTATCTTTGATATTAGCATCAAGGCATACAACAAGGTTTCCGTTGTTACACTTTGATGAGGACACAGGTCTAAACAGGCCTTTGAGATATGCAAGAAATCAAAACTCTCCTTTTCAAGATGAGCAAGATGATAACGCTATCATTGAGCCTATTGTATTTGAAGATGGATTCCTACATGTTCCAAAGAATAATCAAGTATTACAAAAATTTATGGATTTACATCCAGGAAAAGATAGACTATTTGTAGAAGTTAATAGAGCAAAAGAAGCTGCAGAATTAGTTGAAGACTTAAACTTAGAAGTCGATGCTTTAATAGAAGCTAGACAACTGACAGTTGAACAAGTTGAAAACGTAGCTAGAGTTTTATTTCAAAAAGATGTTTCTAAGGTTACTACTGCAGAGTTAAGAAGAGATATATTAATATTTGCTAGACAAAACCCTAGTGGTTTTATGAATTTATTGAAAGACCCAGCTCTTAAATTTAATGCTGACATACAAAACATTTTAGATAAAAATCTAATACAGTTAAGAAATAATAAAAAGGAGGTGTGGTTTAACACAGATTCAAATAAAAAGAAAATGTGCAACATACCATACGGTGAAGACCCTTTATTTATAATAGGTTCATACTTTCAAAGTGATGATGGATTAGAGTCTTTTAAACATTTAAAAGCTTTAGTAAAAAATTCGTAACTTTGTTTTAGAAAAAATTTATTCCTTCCTTTACTATCGACAGCGAGAAAGCATCTAATTCTTAGATGCTTTTTTATTTTATGTATCTTTGTAAAAAGATTTTCAAATGATAAATTCTGTAAGAAATACTGTACTTGCTATTATCAATAAAAATAACTACGGATATATATCTCCTGGTGATTTTAATTTATTTGCTAAACAAGCGCAGTTAGATATATTTGACGAATATTTCATAAGATATAATCAGCAAATTAACGAAGAGAACGCAAGGATATCTGGAACTGGTTATGCTGATATTAAAAAAGGATATGAAGAGGTTATTGATACTTTTTCTATAACATCATTTTTAACTCAAAAAACTCAAAACGTTTATTTTTTACCATCAGCTTCAACAACGGGTTCTGATTATTATTTATTAAATAAAGTATTATGTTTTACTGGCGGTGTTTTAAAAGGTGAAGCAGAAAAGGTTACACACAGTAAAATTACTATGTTAAATAGTTCGCTTTTAACTTCTCCATCCACTATCTTCCCGGCTTATACTCAAGAAGCAGATGAGGTGTCAATTTATCCAAATACTTTTAATGGGGTAAATGATGTACAGGCTCAATACATAAGATACCCTTTAGACCCTAAATGGACGTATGTAACATTATATGGGGGTGAACCATTGTTTGACCAAACACAAGCAGATTATCAAGACTTTGAATTACCAATAGATGATTCTAATAATTTAGTAGCTAAAATATTGCAATACGCTGGAATATCAATAAGAGAAGCTGATGTTTTTCAATTTGGACAAGTACAAGACCAACAACAAAATCAAACTAATCTTTAATTATGGCATATATAAATCAAAGAAAATATTATACTAATGATGGTGTAAATCCTACGGATACTAACTGGGGGTCTTATCAGTATGTAAGTTTAGAAGATGTGGTAAAAAACTTTCAATTAATGTATGCTGGTAACCATGGCTTAGTAAACAATGTCAATAGGTTTAAAATATTATTTCACGCAAAACGAGGTATTCAAGAACTTAATTATGATGCTTTTAAAGAAATAAAAGCATTGGAGCTTAAGGTTTTTGATGATTTAAGATTTGTTTTACCAGCTGATTATGTAAATTGGGTTAAGCTTTACCTGTTAAAAGACAATGTGTTGAGAGAATTAACTGAAAATATACAAGTGCAATCAGCAGTTTCTTTTATTCAGTCTTCTGCCGATAATTTTACTTATGACAGTGAAGGCAATGCTACCGTTGTTGAATCAAATTTAGATTCAGAAAGAAAAGATGGTTCTTTAAAAAGTATTTATCTAAATGACGAAATAGATGAGAATGTAAATCCAAACGTTAACAACTATGACTCTGATATTTACAACTACAGAATCGGCGCAAGATATGGTTTAGAAACTGAAACAGCAAACATAAACCCTACGTTTACTATAGATAAAAAAGCTGGTGTTATTAATTTTGATTCAACTATGGCAAACCAACAGTGTGTGCTACAGTATATATCTGATGGAATGGAAAATGGTGATGACTCTAAAATAAGCGTTAATAAATTATTTGAAGAATATATTTATGCTTACATTCAATATGCTTTATTAAATAGTAAATTTGGAGTTCAAGAGTATATAGTTAATAGAGCAAGAAAAAATAAACAAGCTTTATTGAGAAATGCTAAAATCAGATTGAGTAATATTCACCCAAGCAGATTATTAATGAATCTGAGAGGTGAGGATAAGTGGTTAAAATAAGATGGCAAACATTCAGAGAAATTTTATAGCGGGCCGTATGAATAAAAGCCTTGATGAAAGGCTTGTCCCAAATGGAGAGTATATAAATGCTGTAAATGTAAGACTTGGTTCTACTGAAGATTCTGAGATTGGTGCTGTTGAAAATTCAAAAGGAAATTTACCGCTAACAGAACTACAATATGTTGACGGAACTAAATTGAGCTCACAGGCTAGGTGTATTGGTGCGTTTGAAGATGGAGCTAATTTAGCCTTATATTGGTTTGTTCATGACCCAGCTTTTACTCAAGGTGCTACGGGTAAATTAGACTTAATAATTTCATTTGATGTAGAAACCGGTCAATTAATATACCACGTAATAAGTATTAATGACGGGAATGGCATAAACACTACGCTAAACTTTAACCCAAATTTCTTAATTACAGGAGTTGATAAAATAGATAATCTATTATTTTTTACTGACAACACTAACCCTCCAAGAGTTATTAATATTAATCAAAATTATGGAGACCCTTTACTTGGTGTAAATGTTGATGTATTTAATCAGGATGATATTTTAGTAATAAAAAAACCTCCCACAAGTGCTCCAACAATATTACCATATTTTGTTTCAAGTATTACAGATGCTTATTTAGAAGATAAGTTTTTATGTTTTGCTTACAGGTATAAGTATGCGAATAATGAATTTTCAGCTATTTCTCAGTTTAGTGAGCCAGCATTTACGCCTGGTAATTTTGATTTCACCACAAATAGTTATTTAAATGAAGGAATGGTAAATCAAAACAATGCCGTTTCAATTACATTTAATACTGGTAGCAGCAGTGTAACAGATGTTCAGTTATTGTTTAAAGAAGCAGATAGCACGTCTATAAAAGTTATAAAAACTCTTAACAAAAAGAAAGATTTAGGAAGTATTAACAATACAAATACGGATTATCAATTTACAAATAGAGAAATATTTACCGTATTGCCTGACTCTGAAATTCTAAGACTTTTTGATAATGTTCCACAGTTAGCTAAAGCTCAAACTTTAATGGGTAACAGGCTGATGTATGGAAATTACATGGAGGGGTATGATTTGAAAGATAGTGCTGGAGCTAATATAGAGTTAGATTTTACTGCAACATTTAAGTCAGACCCTATAGCACTTATTGACACATCAGCGCACACAAGTACTGGACAATTTACATATACTCCTACATCTACAAGTAAATCTATTTCAGATTCAGTATTATATGTTGACTTAAGTCCTTTAATGACCGGTGAATCTAAATTAAAAAAAGGAACAAGATTAACTTTAAATTTTGGTATAACATTTTTTGAATTTGAACAAGTTTTTGGCTCAGCTCCAACACCAACTACAGCTATATTTGAGCTTAGTTGGTCTTATACTTTGATAGATGATTATACTACTGTTTATGATTTTGTTAATAGTGTAGATTTTCAAGAAAAGATAGGAACTGATGGGGTAAATGGAACAATACAAACCGTTGCCAATGCACAAGCTGGACTTGGTAATACTTTAACAGATGTCTTTAACAGAACTGTGCCTGAAAATTTAGATTCTACTTATAGCTTGTTACAAACAGGAATAACTTCTGCAACTTCAACGTTTCCAAGCGCTGGTCAATCTTTAGTAGCTACAGCAAGTACTTCCTCAAATGTTTTACAAATACAAAACTTAGCGGCTCTTTATAGTGATGGAGTAGCACAATCAGGTTACGCTTACTGGGGCATAGTAAATGAAACTGCTTCTTTTAGAGATAGCGCAAGCGCTGAAAGTTTACACAGTAATAGAGGTTATGAGGTAGGTATTATTTACATGGATGATTACAACCGAGCATCAACAGCTTTAGTAAGTAATGCTCCAGGAGGTTCAGGAGCTTCATTTAACATTCCATGTAGCAATTCTATTGACAGAAACTATATAGAAGTAGAAATACCACCATCAATGAAAGCTCCGGCTTGGGCAACAAAATATAAATTTGTTGTAAAACCTACTAAAGACACCTATGAAACAATTTATAGTAATGTTGCTTATAGAGACACAGTTTCAAGTTCAAGTTACTTTTTATTAGATGGTGAAAATGCAGCTAAAGTTGAAGCGGGTGACACATTAATTGTAAAGGCCGATAATACAGGACCAACTACTAGATGTATAAGAACAACTGTTTTAGAAAAAGAAGCTCAGTCCAGTGGTTTTATATCTATATTTGACGCGTCGGGAACTGCGGTTGATGTTATAGGTGGTGTTTATATGAAGATAAACGCTTCTAATTTTTCATCTATACAAGACCCTAATGCTGTTATTGCAATTGACCCTATTAAAAAAACATGTACTACAAGTGGCGACATACCTACTGTAGCGTTTCCTTTTTTTACAACCGTAAATAGACAAGCTCCTTTAACTTCTACTTATGATGTTTACGATGTTCCCGTTGGAAGTAGAATAGTCATGAGGGTAGAAATGAGGAGAAATGGAGCTGGAACTGGTGCAGGAGGAAGACAGAATTATACGCTTGAACAAACGTTAACAGCATCAACTAGTTATACTAATGCGGCTAATTGGTTTATTGGTGATAATGTTGCTAGTATTTTAAATAGTGGAATAAAAAATCCAGGACAACAACAAGTCATAAACAACACGTTTGTTTCACCACAGGTTACTAATGGAGCTCCTCCTTTTGTAACTGCTAATGTAAATAAAGGTTGTAAAAATATATCTGAACTAAATGCTTCTACTTATTTTGGAGGAGGTACACCTTCACCTTTAGATTTTAATGAAAATTTTTATTACAGAATTTATGAAGACTCTAATACGCAAGACTCTAGTGGAAACAATTTAATATATCTTTTAGTTTCTGGGCCTTTGTCTTATGGTGATACAGAAAATACCGAATCTATGCTTGAAGTTTCATTTACTGTATATAGAGGTGATGGAGCTACTTATGTGTTTGAAACTGAAGCACAAGACGCTTTACCAGATGCCTGGTATGAAAACAGTCAATCA